GTCTATAGACCATCCAATTGATGAAATTTTAATTATTAATAATAGTTCTAATAATGATAATACTGTTGGGTTACAAGAAGAATTTTCACATCTTAATATCAGAGTACTAGACCTACCATCTAATCTTGGATGTTCTGGCTCTTGGAATTTAGGTATTAAATTGTACCCTCATGCTTCGTATTGGATGTTTGGTTCTGCAGATACTTCAGCAAATCCAGGAACTTTTAAAGAGTTTGCAGCACAAAGCAGAAAAGATAGAGCAGTATTTATTGAAGGTGTTCAGTTTAGTTTGTTTAGTATTGGTGAAGATATTGTTGCTAAGACAGGTCTTTTTGATGAATATATTTATCCAGCATATTATGAAGATGAAGATTACACTAACAGATTTTATTTAGATGGATTTAAAATTCATTTGTTATCTAATTCTTCAGCAGACACTGGTGGAGTTTCACAAACAATTAAGAGTGACCCATCTTTTCAAAAAATTAATGATAATATAAGCCATGAAGCAAATCGTAATTATTTTGAGCAAAAAAAGATTAACAATAATTACGCCCCAATTGGATGGGATTTGGATAGAAGAAGAAGGAATGAGTGGTTGAAGTAATGATACCTGTACTGATTATACCTATTCTTAATAGATATGATTTGCTTGATGAAGCGTTAAGTTCTATAGATTATCCTATAGGAGATATCTTAATTATTAATAATGGAAAAGAAAGCTATGTTCCAAAAGAACAAGGTTTGAACATTAGAGTCTTGAACCTACCCTCAAATTTGGGGGTATCTGGTTCATGGAATCTTGGGGTTAAACTATTCCCTCACGTACCTTATTGGCTATTCTCTTCTGCAGATATAAAATTTGATGCGGGATCTTTGGCAAAGTTTGCAGAGTTTAGCAGTGGTGGTCGTTTTGTAAAGAGTAATGCTTCTTATAGTTGCTTCTCGTTAGGAGAAGAAATTGTTCAGAAGATTGGTCTCTTTGATGAGTATATCTATCCAGCTTATTATGAAGACAACGATTATGATGACCGCATGGTATTGGCTGGTCTTGTAGAGCAGATGATTGCTCCAGGAATTCATATACACCAATTGGGGGATAGACCTTCTCAAACAATTAATAGTGATGAGAACCTAAGAAACAAAAACAACTATACATTCGGCAAGAATGGTGAGTATTACAGAAACAAAAAAGCAACAGGAGATTATACAGTCAAGGGCTGGGATCTTAAGAGAAGGAGAGAAAACGAATGGCTACGCTAGAAGAATTCTATAAATATACAGGAGAATCAAACGATAAAGAATTATTTGAAAGAGTGTTTAATCACTTCAATTCAGATAAATCAACAAGACACAATTACCATGAGGTTTACTCTTCACTATTTTTTGATAGAGAAAAGGTAGAAAGTATCCTTGAAATTGGTATTTATCATGGGGCATCACTCCGTGCTTGGAAAGAGCTTTTTCATACCTCTCATGTTATTGGTGTAGATTATGAGCATCAGTTCTTTATCCAAGAAGATAGAATTGAAAGCCTTTATGTTGACCAAAGAGATTTAAGAACATTCTATGATGTTCATAAGTCTTTAAATGGTAGAACATACGATTTCATTGTTGATGATGGTTGTCATGACCCTTATGAAACACTTATGACATTCAATGCAGTACTCCCTTGGCTTAATGTAAATGGATGGTTTGTAGTTGAGGATATTAGATTAGTTGATGAACCACAATGGCAAAAGGTTTCAGATTCTCTACCTTCAAATTACAAGTCATTTCTTATTAACATGAATCATTTACGTGATATGGAAAATGATCCGCATGGACTAAAAGACAATATTGTTTTGGTGGTTCATAGAGTATCATGAGTAAACCAAAATTTGGCATTATCGCCGTAGACTATGAGAATCACGTTCCTAGACAGGGAATGGTTGATGGATTACAATCAATAGCAAATCAAACATACAATAACTTTGAAATTGTTATTTGTCATGATGGTCCAAAAGCTAAACCTTATTCGGAAGAAATAGATTTTGCAGGGATGGGATTAAATCCTCATATCATTAATACACCTGAATGGAAGGGTGAATGGGGTCACTATTCAAGAGACCATGCTATGAGATATGCTTATGAGAATATGCCAGACTGCGATTATTATATTCAGTTTAACATAGATAATAAGTTTGAATCACATGCTTTTCAAGTCATTGCAGATAAAATAGAAGAGACTAAATCTGATATAATTATATTTACAGTAAGGCATTATAAGGCTGCGGGTGGTCAACCATTCAGAGGTATCCCACCAGTTAACTGTAATATTGATGTAATGCAATTAGTAGCCAGTAGAGATATGTGGGCTAAAACTAATTTTTGGTATAGATATGAAGGCACAAGTGATGGTTTCATATATGAAAAAATGTGCAGTGAAAATAGCTGGGTTAATATAGAAGAGTGTCTAGGAGACAATTACTAATGAAGAGAGTATTACTAACAGGAGCATCAGGTTTCGTAGGAAGCCATGTGCTACGCCATTTCTTGGTGAACACAGATTGGGAAATTGTTTGCCCAACTACCTTTACTCATAAAGGAATTCAAGATCGCATTCGTGTTGCTACTGATGGAATTGAAGATGCATTTAAGCGTGTTAAGGTTGTCAAGACAGACCTAACAGCACCTGTATCTCCTGTGACAGCAGCGGTATGGGGAAGAATTGATTATGTTGTTAATGTAGCAAGTGAGAGTCATGTTAAGAGAAGTATTGAAGATCCAGCAAACTTTATCCTTAACAATGTTGCTTTAATTTGTCATTTGCTAGATTGGGCAAGAACCCAGCCTTCAATTGAAAAGATTATTCAAGTTTCAACAGATGAAGTTTATGGTCCAGCAGAAGAAGGCTATGAGCATAAAGAATGGGTTGATTTGCATTTACCAAGTAATCCTTATGCAGCATCTAAAGCAGCACAAGAAGATATTTGCTTTGCTTATTGGAGAACATATGGGCTACCAATTGCTATTACAAATACAATGAACATTATTGGTGAAACTCAAGATTCAGAAAAATATGTTCCAATGATTATTAAAAAGATTTTCAATAATGAAACTGTAACTGTTCATGGAAATCCAAAAACTGGTGAGATTGGAAGTCGTTATTTCCTTCATGCTAGAAATCAAGCAGATGGAATCCTACACGTCCTTAGCCAAAACTTTCCAAAGTATGGTGAAGCACCTGTTCCAGAAAAGTGGAATATTGTTGGTAAAGATGAATTGACTAACCTAGAAATTGCACAAGCAGTTGCAAAGTGTATGGGTAGAGAGCTTAAATATGAAATTGTAGATTTCAATGATTCACGTCCAGGTCATGATATGCGATACGCATTAAGTGGAGATAAGATGAAGGAATCTGGTTGGACACCACCATATTCATTTGAAGAGTCATTACAGAAAACTGTAGATTGGACATTGAAGCATTCCGAGTGGTTGGCACTATAAAAGTGCAGACTAAGATTTTTGGATTTGAGGAGATCCACGTTCCAGTTCATACAGATGAGCGTGGGTCTTTCCAACAATGGTTTACTCAAAAATCATTCGGCGGGTTTAAGAATTTTGAACCTGTTCAGGCTAACACATCAGTTTCAAAGCATGGAGTCATTCGTGGCATTCATTATAGTACTGTTGACATAGGGCAATCAAAGATGGTAATATGTGTCAGTGGAAAGATTCGTGATGTTGCAGTAGATATCAGAAAAGATTCTGAAACATTTGGTCAGTATGATGTAATAGAATTAGAAGAGAATTCAGGCAAAGTTGCTTGGATATCTGCAGGTCTTGGTCATGCTTTTGAAGTATTAAGTGAATCAGCAACTATAGTTTATCTATTATCATCTGAATATAATCCTAATTTTGAAAAAGAGATTAACCCTTTAGATGTAGACTTAAATATTAATTGGGTTACAAAAGACCCAATCCTATCAGAAAAAGACAGAAAGGCAGAAAGCTTCCATGATTTCACCTCAAGACTATGAGACTTTATATCTTCATTCGGTAAATGCTCCAGCAGGTAACGCTATCCTTAGACAATGCATGAAGATTGCTAAAATGCTTATAGATAAAAACATTTCATATGGAAATTCATTTCAAAAACCTATTGGTATTTTTAGTAAATTACCAGCAAGGGAACAAACTTTAATCAGAATAGATGATAAATTAAATAGATTAGCTTCTGGACAAAGTTTTGGCGATGAGGATACGATCTTGGATCTTGTAGGGTATCTAATACTCTTATTGGTTCTTGATGATAAGAATCGGTAGTTTATTTTTATCTATGATATAATATTATTATGAATAAGGGACAGAAGAAAAGTAAGAATTTTTCTAGAAATATGATAAATATTGGGGATAACTATAATAGTTGGACGATTATTCGTCATGAATATCAAGGTAATTGGTTGTGTAGATGTGTGTGTGGCACAGAAAAAATTGTAGATGGGTATACACTTATTAAAGGAACCAGTCGTCAATGCCATATATGCGGGAATAAAGAAAGAGCTAGCAAGTTAAAGATAGGGGGCGATCATGTTGCCGCTAAACAAGCATATGCTAAGTCTAGAGCACAAGCAAAAGAGAGAGGCTTTGAGTATAATTTAAGTTTTGATTTTTTTTATTCTATAAGTAAAAAAGATTGTTATTATTGCAATTCATCCCCAGAAGGAGGGTACTGGGAAAATTCTTCTTATAAAAAAGATTGGCATGAAGCCTTTATTTCAAATGGTATTGATAGGTTTGACAACCTTATTGGATATTTAGAGGAAAATGTAGTCCCCTGCTGTATTCGTTGTAACAGAGCTAAAAATAATATGAGTATAAAAGAATGGAAAGAAAAAATTATACAATGGAATGAATGGCTTAATAAATATATGCTTGACATGAACAGTAATAAAGAGGTATAATTAGATATGCCTATTTATCAATATTGTTGCATAGGGTGTGATGAAGATGTTGAAATAACTAGAGGATTTAATGATCCAGAAGAAATCCCTGAATGCCAGCTAGGTCATAGAATGACAAGAGTTTACAATACATTTGGCATCCAATTTAAGGGTGGCGGATTTTATAGTACGGGAGGCTAAATGTCAGAATTAGAAGTTGCAGGTCAGTTTGATCAAATGAATAAAGTCGTTGAAGAATTGCTGAAAGGTAGTACTTCATCGCAAATTGCTAAAACAACAGGCTTAACTCGTGTGCAAGTTGACAACCATATCAAGACTTGGAAAGAATTAGTCCAAGATAACACTGCTATTAAAGCTCGTGCTAAGGAAGCTTTGGCGGGAGCAGATGAGCATTACAGCATGCTTATCAAAGAAGCCTGGAAAACATTAGAACAGGCAGATGCTCAAGATGCATTACCTGTTAAAACACAAGCACTTAAACTTATTGCTGATATTGAAGCAAAACGTATTGATATGCTTAATAAAGCGGGAGTGCTAGAGAATAGCGACTTAACCGATCAGATTCTAGAATCAGAGCGTAAGCAAGAAGTCCTTGTAGGTATCTTAAAAGAAGTTACTGCAAACTGTGACCATTGCAAATGGGAAGTTGCTAAAAGATTATCAGAAGTAACTGGACAAGTTGAAGCGGTAATCGTAGAGTAATGTCCGACTTTAATGTATTCTTAGATGCACTAAGTGGTGACGAGTTTAGTGAAACTCCAGTTCCATTAGAACAGTTTGTAACAGACAAAGCATATCTTGGATTACCACCATTATCTGAGAATCAGTATATAATGATTCGTGCTTCTACACAGATTTACAAACAAGATACATTAATAAGAATTTACGGCGAAGATGAAGGTCGTAAAATATTTAAGCAAACATGTAATGAAATTATCATGCAATTAGGTAAAGGTTCTGGTAAGGACTATACCTCTACAATTGCTTGTGCATATGTGGTATATCTTTTGTTATGCTTAAAAGATCCTGCTGTTTACTTTGGTAAGCCTCCAGGGGATGCTATTGATATTATTAACATTGCTATTAACGCTGTGCAGGCTAACCGAGTTTTCTTTAAAGGATTTAACCAGCGTATTGAAAGATCCCCTTGGTTTCAGGGCAGATATGTTGCTAAAGCAAATATGGTTGAATTTGATAAAGGTGTAACAGTTCACTCAGGTCACTCAGAATCAGAAGCCTGGGAAGGTTATAACGTATTGATTGTTATCCTTGATGAGATTTCAGGATTTGAATTGGAATCAACATCTGGACACCAGAATGCAAAAACTGCATCATCTATTTATAAAATGTATAAAGGATCTGTTACATCTCGTTTCCCAGATTTTGGAAAAATTATTTTGCTTTCATTTCCACGTTTCAAACTTGACTATATTCAGCAGAAATATAATGAAGCGGTGGCAGAGAAAGAAGTAGTCCTTAGACATCATAAGTTTAAAGTAGATCCAGATCTGCCAGATGGTACAACAGGTAATGAATTTGAGATTGAATGGGAAGAAGACCATATCATTTCATATCGTATGCCTAAGATGTTTGCATTAAAGAGACCTACATGGGAAATCAATCCTACTCGTAAAATTGAAGATTTTACAGAAGCTTTTTATAC